CCTGAAACACCAGACTTGAATTTATCAAGGTCTGTGCCAATATTTACAGTTGCTTTTGCATAACCTGAGTGCTTTCCAGCAATTACTGGTCCAGTGACAACAAGAGTGCCATTGAATGGCGAATCACCATCTAAGGTGTCAGCAGCAGTGTCAAGTTTTTTGGGATCTTCTCTACCAATGTAGACTTTACCCGTCTCAATGTCTCTAATGCCTGCCATTATTCTACCAGTGAGTTGATATAATCCCCAAGAGGACCGGGAATGAGTTTGGATTGTGGTTCATGGATGCGAACCATGTCTCCAATAATAATATTGAAACCTTTTGAGTTTGTAATCAATTTATCATTGGCAGTGACAGTGGTGTTGTGCCCAATCAATTTAGCAAAGTTCTTTCCCTGAAGATGAATATCATGCTCAGCATGCAAGAATATGTCACCAATCTTTGCATCAGTCGCTTTCATGATGATGTCCTTTGCCATCACCGAGAAAGTTCCCTTACAGTCAAAGTTTATGTCACCATCAGACTTGATATTGATGGGACCAGCACCAGTCTGAATGATATTAGAACCCTGCTCATTTTCAGTAGCACGGAGTTCCCATCCACCATCCTCAAAAATTCTCAAAGATGCAGCAGATCCAGCAGCAGCACAAATTTGTGCCTTTCTTACTGCCTTTCCATCTTCCTCTTTACCGATACGGAAAGAACCATCTTCAGGATGATTGACAATATATGGTGGAGATTTTGCCATTAGTATCCTTTAGGGCAGTCAATAACTGTGATAACCTGAGCAGACGGAAGAACAGGTTTGTCATATTTTTTGACATTGGTGAATGTCGTTATGGGTCTAATAAACGCACCAAATCCTGTCTTAGACTTGATTTTTAGTGCGGGAATTTTGTCTAACCCAACGTCTACAACACCAGTTGCACCTAGAATTCTACCATTTTCTATGATAGGAGTCAATACCCCACCATTTTCAGTAACAATAGTGTCTCCTTCCTCATAATCATTACCAGTTATGACAACTTGGATACCATCAACTTGACCAATAACTTGCTTGCCATCAGCAGTTCCACTGTTAGATCGTTGTTCAACAGTTTGCAGAACTTCTTGAATTACATTACCATCACCATCTATACCAGTGGGTGTGAGAGTGTCTACAGTAACACTTCCACCACCAAGATACCCAGATCCAGGGTTAGTAATAATGATGTTAGTAACTTTCCCATCTTTGACAACGGCAGTGCCAGTGGCACCCTTACCATTATTACAACGATCTACGATAGAAACAAACGGCACATCAGCAAAACCTAATCCCAAATCTTCCATATTTGCACCAACAACTTCACCAACAGAGTTGACCACTGCTTTAGCAACAGCACCAATTCCACCACCACCGAAGAGTTCAATACTTGGTGGTCCACATTCAAATGCACTGGTATTACAACCACCTGCTAGGTTAGCAGTTACACCACCCAGAATTTTTCCAGCGGATCCAACTGTTTCTAATGTTCCTTTGAGGGTATCAATAGTGCCTGCTGCTTCCTTTGCCTGAGCCATGAATGGGAAAGTGTCTTCAAGGAAACCTTCCACACCTTTATCAATACCATCAATCAAACCACCCACATCCAACATACGCTTCAAGTCCAAAACCTTCTTCGGATCAGGTCCAACGTTTGTTGCCCAATCAAAAGGTTGAGGATCACATGAAGAACCTTCACATTCCATCAACTTCAAACCTGCCTGCAAAGCACCAGTTGCTTTGTTCATGATAGAACTGAAGTTACCCAGAGCAATGCCTGCCATCTTACCGATAGCACCTAAAATTGGTCCGAGAAGACCCTGAATCGTGTCAGTAATTTTGGAGATCAAACCACCCAGAAACTGTTCCGCCGCGCAGAGTGGGAAGTTGATGATCTTTCCAAGCATTCCTTTCAGGAATTCCCCAATCATGTCACGGAGACCGTTGATTACGTTCTCCATCAAACAATAAGCAATATCCTTTTGTTTCTTCAGTTCTAATTTTTTGATTAGATTATCAGGAGACAAGAATGTAAGAACATCCCCAACTTTCTCATCAATATCTTCAAATAGATCCTTACGTGCTTGTCGGATCACATTACTCATATTGCCAGAAATTCTGTCAGATACCTCACCGATAACCTTATCAATGTTGACTACCCTATTCAAAATAGGATCAACAAATCCTTCTTTATTTTGTTCTAGTCCTTTGATAACCTCAATGAAAGACTGCATAGTCTTTGCAACATCACCCATAGCAGACTTAGGAATGTCACATTTGACTGCTTTCCTAATCTCAACAGGTTTGTCTAAAATATGACGGGTGGCAGTTTGAACTGGTTTACCGTCTTTATCATCAATTTCTTGATCATTATTAGGAATACTGCCAACTGTTGCAGGTTTCGCCTTACGTGTGGGGCGTACAGTGGCACCCAGTGATGTCTCAGATCCACCAGTTTCTAACACAGAATCAACTGTGATAGCAGAAAATCCAGATGTTCCTTTTTCTAGAACATCATCCCATTTTGTTGCATCTTTGATCAAAGAGTGCTGATATAAAGCACCTAGAATAATTGGTTGCTGAGCATCCTCTCCATCAGCATAGAAACCGATAACAGTTTCTCCGCCCTGGATAAAGTTACTAACACCAGCATAGTTTACACCTGCACCCTGACTAGCAGGAACAAGAATATGTGCCCATGGCAACTCCTCATCCTTTACATCATCAGTAGAAGGATGTTTACCTAGAACTCTTACCTTGGCACGATAACCATACTTACGTGATTGTTTGTCGCCAGGAAATTCTCTCCATGCAGGATCAATGGGCACTTGTCCAATGAACCAGTGAAACCCATCGCGTCCTGCAAATTTAGATTCAATACCCCTGTCGTCAAACATAATTCTCAGTCATCAAATACTTTACACATAGGTGAACCAGGGTGATTGTCACAGAAATCATCTAGAACTTTATCTTGGTGACGATTCCTTGGATCAGCAATCTTACCCTCTGTGGTGGGATCCCACTCATCATCTGAGTGTGTCTCATTACAGTGTAGATCTACTTTATACTCATTCCACTTATCATTTGCATCATAAAGTGGATCGGATGGATCTTTCTGTCGTGGTTGTGACATTAGGGTTCTCCTTGTCAATAAAAATGTTAGTTATTTGGAATAGAATGCAAAAGAATCTCTAACTAATGAAATTCCAGTAACATCACCTCGGGGATCTCCGAATACATGGGCAAGTTTAGAGACCATGTAATTACCAGAGGAAGGGTTCATTCCCGGTGACTCTGTATTTAGTAGGGGAAATGACATTTTCAAAATCATTCCAACTTCTAAACTCAAGTTCATAGGAACAGTCAACTCCAGGGACTGAGAAAAAAGAGATTGAAATCTACCAGTCGCATGTGCCTGTCGCCAAGCAATAGTTTCTGCAGTGCTTTTCAGTTCTGCCTTTTTCTCTGCCATCGCACCAACATCAAGAACATTTAGAAAGATTCTTGAATATTTCTCATCAATGTCGTTAGGGATATACTGATCTTCATTTGCAGAATCCAGTTTACTATCCTTGTAACTATATTCTACGAAGTGTGGTGTGCGATCAATAATATTATAATACCAGTTAGCTGATTTGTATTGTCCAACCATCAGTTTTTTTACGATATCATGACTTTCAACAAATCTTGGTGTATCTACAGCAGCAAAATTATTGATCTTTGTAGAATCAAAAAACGCTAATTGCTCATATCCATATGTGGCATCTTCCTGCAATGCTTTGTCAATAGAAAAGAAACTGTATCCTTTCCGTTCTCCCTCACATAAAACATATCCTGCACTTCCACTTTCAGCAGAAGATTTACCTTTCATTTCACCAACACACTTGGATGCTAGTCTACTAACCTGTTTCAATGGTGGGTTGTAATTACCAGTAAATGAGTATTCATTCATGGCAGGATGTGGAATGTCAATTCTACTTGAATCAACCTCCAACACGTCTTTTAGGACTTTCTCAACACTATCAGTAATCTTACCTTTATATCTCTTGATTGTTCTGGTTGTCAAGTTAGACATGGTTGTCTTCGTGACACACTCCAAGATATAAGTGTGTCTTTTTGAGTTTCCACTTTCAGCAGCAATATTTGCAATCAACAACTCATTCTTCTTTTTAGCAGAGAACTCAAATTGTTCTTTAGCACTAGGATGAGTAAACAGCAACTCAACTTTATTTCCAGGTCTGATTGGCAATGCTTGTGCCAACCCAAAAGTATCCGTAATCATGATAGTAACCTTCAAGGTCCTACCAACTCCCTCCTCATACCGAAGACCTTGAAACTGACCGATCAAGGATTGAGGTTCTTTACCTTCTGGAAATATGTTTAGTGTCTTAGCTTGATAGGCATTCAACCACTTCATTTCCAGACCTTCATATAAGATTCATACTCAAGGTATTTAGAATAAGGTAAGGGACTTTCTGGCATACTAATACTCCCAGAAGGAGAACTAAGTGGTGCAAATGGCATACTCTGCTCTTCAGTGTTACCCTCTCCACCTAAGAGCATTCCAGCACCAAGCAAAGGAAGAATCATTGCACCAAAACTGCTATTACTTGGATTGTTGGTGAAGAAAGGTTCATAAGATGACATATCTTTAGCATTTGTGGGACCTTTCGATATTACACTTTTAGGAGGTGTAATTTCAGGTGCACTTTGATTAGCATCTCTCGCAAATATTCTTTCTAATACAGACTTTTCAGTTCTTGTTTTAGGACTGTCTGTTTTAGGTGCATATCTTTTGGTTATTTTACGAACAGAGCGAGGAGGTGGGGGAACCGCAGTAGTTTTGGGTTTTACAGCAGGTTTTACAGTACGACTTGCAGCACCTCTAGAACCTCTAGCAAGTCCAGCCATAGTCAATGCTGTAGAAAACAAACCAAACCCTTGAATAGGTGCAGACTGGATAGTCTGTTGTGTCCTAAATCTTTTATCTTCCTGACGATCCCTGTTTAGAAAAACAAATCCTGCTGGAGCAAACGCTGTTGCTGGTTTACGAATCAGTTTCCCGTAAGGAGTATCAATTGTTTGCTCCTCATTATTTTCAATGTCAAACTTTTCTACATGTGGTCTGACTAGAACGGGTAATTGCTCAGTTGGTACAACCTTATTGCTAGGTGTACTTGGGATCTCACTATAATCAACTCCAGTAGGAACATAATCAGGAGAATACCTAAACTGTTTACTCTCACCAGAGTGCTTTTCAGCTTTACCGTCAAGATCTGCTTCAAATGGACTG